CGTCAAAAACGCTAAAACATCACCACCCGAGGGCGGCAGCATTCACCGGAAACAGTGGCAGCTTTAAAATGGAATGGGTGGCAGCATTCGTCTGGAATTGGTGGCAGCTTTGGACCGGAATACGCAAGTAGATCAAGCGTGGGCTGAAGAAAAATTATGGTTAGAAGCGCAAGATTTGCGAATAGCTATCGACAGAGCGTTAAATAAAATGGATGTGTTGAACCCGAATTTCAAGCGGTATTGTGTAGCGCATCAAAAAGCCTATGAAAGACAGCTAAGGCGCGGTGATTGTTGGGCATTGTCTAATTGATCATCAACGGGCATGGATGCCCGTATTAAACCCGCTTACTAGCGGGTTGTTTTTTGTTATTAGGGATGGCCTTATTGCTTTAAAGCAATAGCCATATCAAAGATAAAAACTAGCTTTGCTACGTTTTTTTGTTGTTTGATGGTGTCGCTACGCTAATGCGCGTTGCGCAGAACCAGCACGATATTTTCCAGGTTCACGGAATTGATTGGGGGTTATTGGCCGCGCCGGTGGGCTTCAGTTCCGCAATGGCTCCACTTTCGCCCTCGGCAGCGGCCAAAAGCACAGGGTTAGGTAAACAATTAGTGGTTTTGTAATAGCCAGGGGCTTGTAAAACGGTGGTGCACTTTTGGAATACCTCAGATGTGCATGAGATTGAAAAAGATTGACCAGAGGCGTTTTTTAAGCCGAATTCGCAGGATTTAGAGCGGGTGAAGGTAAAACCGAGTGATTGCAGGTATTGAGGCGGTACGGTAAAGATTTTATTGTCTTTGAAGACGTGAACCATTTTGAGGACTTCGTTTTTAAATTCGGCAATGGCCAGCGGGATTAAAACAGGCGCAGGGCTAACCTGCTCATTAGGAACATAATCAGGTAAAACGTCAGAAACTTCAGAAGCAGCCGAAACAGGAACCGGCACGGGTGTTTGATTAACGGATGGTGCAGGAATTGAGACAGGCGCGACCGTGGGCGTGGCAGGTGTTGAGCTGGTGAATTTTTTAAATCCGAGGTAGAAAAAAGAACTCGTTGATAGAGCCAGGACAAAAAGAATAAACCGAACTTTTGGGTCGCTGAATATAGAGGTTTTAACGGCTGTTTTAGAATGCTCACCCGTGACGGTGGAATCGTAGCAGTTAAAGACGCGTTCGTCGGCTTGGTACTGCTTTGGCTGACCTGTAGCGTGGGTTTTTGCGAGGCCTGAGTCTTGGGCGTGGTGTTCTTGTTCGAGCCAGAGATTTTTAAATCGTTTGGGGAACCAGAGCTGTAAGATTTTGGGTATCTTGTCTTGAAGTGATTTGTGGTAGAAGGCATTAGCGGCAACCTGTCGAATGTCAGTTTTAATTTTGGCGATGGATGGCGTACTTAGCAAAATATCCCAGTTGTAGTGGCGTTGCATATCGTAAGCCGTGAATACGTCTTCGGGGCGGTCTTCGTTTGGGTTAACTTCGACACCTTCCGGAATATAATTTTTATCGAGTGATTCCAGGGTGAAATCGCGGCGATTTGGATAAATACGTTGTGCTTCGTCGATCACGATCAACGCGCCCAGTGGAGCCCATTGATAGAAAGCGGCCATGGAAAGCCGGTTGGCTTTTAAGTCAGTGTCAAGGAAAGCTAAAACGGCGGATTCTGGGAAGGTTTCGCCCAGGGCATCAGAAAAGCGTTGAATAGAATTAACACCGCGAATGTTAGTAATCACCACCCTTCCCTCGCGTAAAGCCGGAATGATGAAGCGTTGCACTAAAGAAAATGATTTAAACGACCCAGGCTCGCCGTGATGTATGGAAGTAGCCATTTAGAAACCGTAAAAGCGCATGACGTATTTAGAAACGTAAGCCGTGAAAACAATGTTAACGGATTCAGGGATACGGCAAGCCGTCAAGAAGTAAGAAAGCCGCGCATCAAAAGAAGCGATAGCGAGGTTCAATTTCTCTGTAAAGCCAAAGCCGGTAATGATGTCTTTGGCAACATCCCACGAGAACTGCATAAACCAGATCTTAAATTGAATGAATTCAATGGTGGCCGTGACCAGGAACCAAGCAGCAAACTGTTTAAATAGGTCATAAATACCATTGCTAAGGAATGCGCCGATAGAATCGAAAAAAGTAACAATGGTGTTGTAGATAGTAACTAGGGAATCCATATGTTTAACCTAAAATAATTTCAACGGAACGGAACAAAGCAAGAAAATAAATAATTGCGCCCAGGTAAGTAAAAAATGGCAGTAGATAGGTTGAGTTAACATCAATGGAAGTGCCGTAAATATCCATGATGTGTATGGGTTCGAATGAACCGGCAGACATGGAACCGAAAGAGACAAGGCCGGTTATTTCGGTTTTTACCCCATTAAAGGCGGTTTGAAATGCTGTTTTGGAGGTAACAAGCGCGGCTTGTTGTGTAGCCAGGTCAAATGTGCCCGTTGTAAAAGTGCCAGGCACTTTGACACCGCCGACACAATTTTGGATTGGGAAGCCTTTGGAATCTAAAACAGGGTTGCCAAGCTCATCAAGTAGCGGTGTACAGGTTTGTGGAACATCCCTTAAAAATGCTTTTGTATCGTTTGAATTAGCGTAAATATTATCTAACAACGAGTTTAAGCCTAGGATTTGGTTAGAGTAATCAGGGGGTGAACCACCCTGCCCTGAACCATCACCGTAATAATTATTCGTGACCGAGTTGTCGACCGTGCTAGGTATTGGGGCGTGGCCTTCGTAGTCAGCACAAGCGGGCAAACCTAACACACCGAAATGACCGGATAAGGCCGTAGGGTCACAAGCTGGGTCACCTTGACCGGGTGTGGGTGTGGTCGTTTTAATGCCATCGTTTTTAAAGCCGAGCAGATAACCGGCAATCGAGTCTAAAGTCTCGTTTGCCCGGGTGAAATCGCTATGTTGTGCCAAGGCTGAAAAGCCATTGAGTAAGCCGGTTAAATCCGTGTGTGTTTGTTGACGTAGATATTCAACACCGTTATTAATTTGACCTAAAAGGCTTTGTGAAGCATCACTGAAAAGCCGGTTTCTGATGGATTGTAATAAATTGGCGGTCGCGGCGGTATTGTTAACAATGGAGCTAAAAGCGTTTGTCGTTTCAACGGGTGCGCAGTTATCAAGTGCGGGTGTTTGTGAGCCGGTACAGGTGGGATAATTGGCGGCTTCCTGCGTCATACACGTATTGGTAATGGTGTCATAAATAGGCGTAGAACCTGAGCAAACAGGCACGTAAGCCCAATCACAAAGATTTGTTAGGGTGTTGTAAACTTTTTCAGCGGGGCAAGTAGGAAGCGTGATGCAAGAATTAGACAACGAGTCGTAAACTTGCGGAGCGGTGCATGTAGGTGGTGTAGGCGGTATCAACTGACAACTGTCAGAATAATTAACGCGGGTTTGGTCGGGTGGGCAATCATGATTGCCGCAACCGCCGAAACCGTCAGGATAATAACCAGCGGGGCAAGAAGCGAAAGCGGCAGTGGTAAAAATTGAAAAAGCTAAAAATAGTAGTTTCATAAGCCAATACTTGGAAAATTGGCGGGACGATCAACCCCCGCCGATTTTATGCAGAACCCGCTTGAAAACTCGCTATAAACGTAAAAAGGTAAACAGAAGCTAAAAGCAGAGTGAAAAACATTTGTTTGTTGCTTATTTACGTAACAAAGAAACAATCAAAGAAACACCCGTAATGATTGCAACCAGCGTAATTACACCAGCAACGGCCAATTGCACGTTTGCACCAGCACCAGAAAAGGCAGTGTTGATAGTGGCGGCAGTATCAGCAAAAGCAGAAGAAGCAGCTAAAGAACCAGCAGCAACAACGACAACTTTACCAGTACGAGATTTGTAGAATTTGTTCATGTTAATACCTATAAAAATAATTAATAAAAAGTAAAATAAAGCTTAACGCTTCAGTAGTTTTACAATAATGCCCGTGGATAAACCGACGGCCATAACTGCGAGAACCTGACCAACAATAGAGTCGAACAGGGGGGCATCAAACAGGAAAAACGTATTTAAAGTGGTCGTTAGTCCTGTTATGAAATCGGTGGCAACCCCAGGCATAGCGCCAGGAGTTGTACAAGTTGGAAAAAATACAGTGGTTGAATAGTCTGTAAAAGTAGCGGTACTAATTGGCTTATTGCGAACAATAAGCGTTGCTAGCGTGGTGGAGCTTGCAACGGGGGTAATAGAAATCGGGGTAACAATACCTGACGTGGTCACTTGAAATATGCCTTGTGCAAGATAAGCATTAGCAGCTTCAGTTAGTGTGGCGTAGCAATAGCCGAGGTACTGTGAAGCCATTTTTATTTAACCTGTTTGGCGTTGCCAAATAAGCCGCCCGTTGGTTTTTCAGGTTCGTTATCTGTGATAACGGCGTGAACATCGGTATTGCGTGAAAAGCCGGTGATGATATTGCGCCCTTCCCTATCTAATGCTGTTTCAACATCAAAATAAACGGGGTGATCTATAAAATGACGATCAAAAGTAGTTTTTAATTCAGGAAAAAAAGCAGTGGAAACACCTAATTCAACGGGTGTAAAACCAGCTCCATGAGATTGAAAATTCTTGTTATCGACATCTTGAAAAGGCGTAAGAACAATGGCACGAGGAATTGAATAAGGAGTTTGGTTAGCTTTAGATAATCCGGTATTGTTAAAAACGGCAGAAAGTAGAATTTTCATTTAAACGGTATCCTTTGAATTAAAAAACGGGTGCAGGGCTTGAGGTGGTATGTATAAGAGTGATGCAGTCAAACGCGGCCTGCTTATTTCGCGCTGTTTATCCCAATCGACTCGCGCATAGTACAAACGCGGGGCGGGTGGTTCGAGGTGGCTTTTATCTGCGGATTCGAGAGCCGATTGAGCAGCAAGCCTAATTTTTTGAGCGGGTGAAAGTGCCATAATTAAGCAGCCACCAAGCCAAGTTCGTAAGCCCAAGACGGTATTTCAACGGGTTTTGCTTCGATGATGCGCATCAAAGGCACAACGTTGTTGTGTTCAGGCGTCAAGCAAGTTGAATTGATGTCGA